AAAACTCTGAAGCCAATATTATATTTAAGTTTAGAAAAAATTGGTTTACACAAGAACAACAAGATGAAGCATATAATGGTTTGCGTGAAGCAGCAGGTGCCACTGAGAATCGTGGTCTCGCAGCAGGTAGTGAAAAAACAGTTGCTCTAGGAACTAGAGATTGGGTCACTAATTATCATAATGCTTTACTACAATATTTTATGTCACCATCAGCTACACTTGATGGCTCGGATCCTGTAGAAGCTATACGACAAGAATATAAAGGTAGAGAAAAGATTGCCGATGACAGTCGTGGTAAAGTCTGGTTGGCACAGAAAGTAGCTGAAGAAGATTTCGTATTTGAAAACTGGGTTGAGGAAGTAAGAGTATTGCCTAGAGATGAAATGATTACAGAAGCAACAAGAGTAAATGATAAATTAACATCTACAACTTCTTATGCTAATTCAGTTTTCTCAGGTATCGCAGGATTCTTTGATAGATATCCTCGTATTCCTTTTGGTCGTCCTACAACTTTCACTAGAGATAATCCTGAGAAGTTTAAACAAGGATTCCCTTTCTTACAACAATTATCTAAAGGATTTGAAGAACTATTGCCAGTCAGGTATGGTAAACAAATGGAAGCATGTGATAAACTAGATTCAAAGTTTATTATTCCTGGGACACCATTTACTACTGCCACTGTTAATAAAACTTTCAGAACAGCTTATCATCGAGACTTTGGTGATTTACATGAAGGATTCTCTAATCTTACAGTCGTATCAAATAATGGTAAATATTCTGGTGGGTATCTAATACTTCCTGAATATAAAGTTGCTATTAATATTCGTCCTGGAGATTTGTTATTAATTAATAATCATGAAGGAATACATGGTAATACACCAATGGTTATGGAAGATGAAAGTGCTGAACGAATATCTTTCGTATGTTATTTCAGAGAGAAGATGTTAGAACTAGGAAGCTGGGATTATGAACGAGCTCGTGAAGATTATGTTATTGCTCGTAGAACTAATAAAGAACATCCTCTACAAAGAAAACTTTGGAATGGTATTAGTCCTGGGATGTGGGATGAGAAAGAATGGTATGACTTTCTTGAAAGTAAACTAGGAAGTGATGTGGTTTCTCAATACCACCCTGACAGTCAATCTTCCTCTCTAGCAGATTTCTTTTAATGGATTATAGAATATTTAAAAACACATACATTCGTGAGATTGATGGCAAAGGTCTTAATGTAGATAAAGATATGGTAAATCAATGCCTGTCTAATTATTCAAACTTTGATAATCTTGATGGTGCCATAGTTATGGACTGGGGCATGAACATAGGTGCTTTCGGAAGAATGCTACTTGATACAAATATAAAACAATATATTGGTGTAGAATGTCATCCTGAAAATTTTGAAGTATGTGAAAAGAATCTAGGGCATGATGAAAGATTTTGTTTAATTAATGCTGCAGTCACTACTCAAGATATTCCTGAGATAACTTTATATCTAACAGGAAGTAAACAAGAATTTTGTTCAGGCACTACTAATCCAAAAAGTAATGCTGCGAAGAACATGAGAAAAAATCAAGTCAAAGTTCCAACAGTACAAGCAAAAAAATTATTTGATATTTACCAACCAACACATTTAAAGTGTGATGTTGAGGGTGAAGAATATCGTATCTTTGAACCAGATTGGTTTATTCCTGAAAGTATCAAACAGATGTCTTTAGAGTTCCACTGGTCAGATAGAATACTATCAGATTATGAAAGCAATCAACGAGCCAAATTTATTGAGCAAGGTTTCAAACCTTTACAAGAACAATTAAATTTAGTCCCAGGAGATAAGCAAGTAATGTTCTTAGGTGAAGAAGTTAAGTACAGAAACATATGGGGTATGGATACTCTATATAAACGATGAAATATTTACACCCAGATAATAAAGATAAAGAATATAAAGATTGGCGACTCCCTGAGAATAGAGAACAAGGGTTCTTATTATGGTTAGATTGGCGACTAACTTATAACGATCTTGACCACTACATGCCAGCTAACACTTATCGTGATGCAACTGGCGATAAATCCCCTACACAAAAACCTATGACTGAGGAACAGAAACTCTGGTACTCTTTAATATTTGGTTGTACTTATCAAACAGAAATGGCTTGGGCAATATATTGGAACTTCCCAAATCTATTTGAAATTAATATAAAAGAATTAGAAGAATGGAATGTTGAGCATTTAGATAAACAAAGATATGCTCGTGATACAAAATATAATAAAGGTAGAATTGCTGAACAAGTAAAATCTATGCAAGAATTGATTATGCCTTATGGTTCTATTAAAGCATGGGTAGACAATCAATTAGTAGATGACCCAAGTCAATCTTTTTTTAATATGTATGAGGAAGCACAGAAGATACATAAATATGGTAGAATGACTACATGGTTATTTTGTCAAGCATTAAAAGAAACAGCTGAAGTACCTTTAGAGCCAGAAACAATGTTGGCTACTGACAAATCTAACTGGAGTGTTAGATCTGGTCTTTGTTATTTAAAAGGTTGGGATAATCTTATTGAAGCCAAAGGTGCAAAGCTATCAAGTAATGATATGGAAAATGTACATAATGAAGAAAAATATATTTATGCTAAAGCCAAAGATTCTATATCAGATAAAAATTCTAAAGTTCTTACAAATTTTCTTTTAGAATCTCATCTATGTCAATATAAGAAACTAATGCTTGGTGGCGATTATGGTGGACACTCTTCAGGTGACCATTATTCTAGAGGAACATTTTTAAAAGAACAATGGGAAGGCATAGTGAACTATGATGCTTTCTTTGAAGATGCTGTTGCTAAACATCATCCACTCGTACAGAAAAAAAGGGAAAGTCTTGCCCTAAGAGATTTATGTAAAAAGACTGGTCAGATGATTAATCTCCATGAAGATTATCCATTTATGCCAGATATGTATAAGGAAACTGGAATGGATCCTAATTGGTTCTACAACAAGGGTGCTTTTGAAAAAGAAGCAGTCAAATGTATTGATGCATATCAAGCAAAAATGGCAGGAGAAAAAGTTGGCTTGGAGGTTTACTTTTAAGAAATTCTAGTATAGAATTCTTATATATATTGAAAAGTGTGCTACTCTGATCCAGTCAAATATCACACTCTAATAAACTGATATAAAGGAGAAACAATATGTCAAAAATTAAGGTCGCCATCATTGGCACTGGTAATTGTGCAAAGTCATTAGTTGAAGGTGTACAATATTATATTCAAAATCCCCAAGATAAAATAGGTTTAATGTATCCAGATATTGGAGGATACACTGTAAATGATATCGAATTCGTTTGTGGCTTCGATGTAGATCCTAGGAAAGTTGGGAAACCATTAGCACAAGCATTAAGAGCAGAACCAAACTGTGCTATGCATCATGTAGAAGAAATAGATTATACATGTGTAGCACAAGACAGTATGGTTTATTCTAGTCCAGAACTAGATGGTGTTGCTTCACACATGCTTGACTATCCAGAAAATGTTTCATTTAGAACAGGAGCAGAAACTGCTTTATCTAAAGGACAGGTTGCTGCTAAATTAAAAAACCACAAGGTTGATGTAATTATAAATTATCTTCCTGTTGGTTCTGAAAAAGCAACAGAGTTCTATATAGATGCAGCAATACTTGCTGGTGTTCATTTCGTAAACTGTATTCCAACACTTATTGAAACTGAAAAAACAAAAGTCATAGAACAAAAGTTTATTGACTCTAATCTTACTATTGTAGGATCTGATATGAGATCGGCATGGGGTGCTTCTAGATTATCTGAAGTATTACAGGGTGCGATGTTGGATTCAGGTTTACAAGTGACGCAACATATTCAAATGAATATGGCAGCAGGATCTACACAAGGTCAAGAAAATATTAGAACAGGAAGAACAGCGAATACTGACTTCTTGAATATGGCTTATAAAGAAAGATTAAAATCTAAACATATTTCTAAAGAGAATGTTTTAAAAGGTCAGAATGTAGTTAGAGATGAATCTACTGCAGGAATGACTTTATATGCTGGTCCAAGTTTAACAGTATTCCAAAAACCTGGAGGAACATATGTTGGCTCTGATAATAAGATTGCCAACTTAGATATAGTTGCTTATGGTTTTGGTGGTGCTAGATATGAAATGTCAGCAAGGATGTCAGTACAAGATTCGCCAAACTCAGGAGGTGTAGTTGTATCAGCTATTCGTTTCTGTAAGGTTGCTTCTGAAATGAATATAGTTGGTTTCTTAAGAGGTCCAAGTGCTTGGACGCAAAAGACTCCACCTGTACAATTAAAAACAGAAGATGCTAAGTTTGAATGTGATGCTTTATCTAGAAGAGAACTTACTAAGATGACTGAACCACAATTAACTGTAAACAATCCTATTGCTAAAAATTTAATATACACCTATCAAAAAGGTGAAACTGATTATGAGTAGCATGCATCCTTTTAAAATTAATACTTTTGATATTGATGGTGTTATCTATATGGGTAAGCACGATGGTGTTTATCCAGGAAAAAGTGATGTCATTATTACAGGTAGATCTATAGATGAGTGGGATGAAACTTCTGCTATGCTATCTGCAAAAGGTATTAAGAATGAAGTCTTTATGAATCCAGCAAGGTTTGAAAATAAAACTAGAAAAGGTTCTGGTATCCATAAAGGCAATGTTATAAAGATGTTAAGAGTTCAAAGAGAGATAGAAATAGGAATACATTTTGATGACGATCCTATACAAATAAAAGAGATCGAAAGAATAAATCCTGATATCACATGTGTACTATTACAGCATGAATTAGTAGATAAAGAAAATTGTAGACATAAAGATTTCTTTGACTCTGGAGGAGAATAATGATTATAGCGATTGGTGGAGAACCAGCAACAGGTAAATCAACATTGATGAAACAATGGATGAAACCATATAAATGGGAAGATGTAAAACTTACAGATCTATTATATGGTATGTGGTGTAAAGACATTAATACTATTGTTCTCGGAAAAGATTATTTCAATGAAGCACACATGTTCTGTGGCACTGATAGATTGTCAATGGCAGTACAGCCAAAGGCAATAGAATGGTTTAAAGATTCTTATGCTCCATCGGGAGTGAATATCGTATTTGAGGGAGATCGACTGTTTTCAGGCTCATTTCTTACAGAAATGCTTACTCAGGGACACGATATGAGCATAATTTACATGAAGGCAGACCCAAGTACCCTAGATGAAAGACATGTCTCCAGAGCAGACAATCAGGACGAGAAGTTCCTGAAATCAAGGAGAACCAAGATAAATAACATATTATCTAACTTTGACATCATGCCTTATATAGAGGAGTTTAATAATAACGATTCAGAGGATCAATTAGTCCTAATAAATCATATCTTGGAAAAACTAAATATAGCAGATGGCACAAAACAATTGGTACAGAGATAAAGCAATAATCAATGTCAGAGGTGGCGATAGGGACACGAGGAAACTTGTGAGATCCATTGCACACTGGGTATCAAGAAAAACCATGGATGTTCGACTCCGAACATCTGTCACAGTAAACATCTATATTCAAAAGAACTTATACATTAAAGAAAAAGTCCAGGGATTATCTTGGATTGATGATGACTTATATCGTCCAAAAAAATTTAAGATACAGGTAGAGGAACAGTCTAAGTTAAGACATATGCTAGAAACTATTGCTCATGAAATGTGTCATGTTAAACAATGGGCATCTGGTGATATGTATGAGTATTCTGATGGAGTTAGAACTCGTTATAAGAAGAAAGCATATAATACTAAGAAGATGGACTATTGGGATTCCCCATGGGAAGTTGAAGCACATGGTAAAGAAGTAGGATACTTTGTGAGATGGGCAGAAGAAGAAGGATATAATAAAGAGCCATGGGCAAGAATAGACTTCTTAAAGCCTGAATATGCTAAGAAAATAGCGAAACATATCAAAGCAAAAAAAGCAAAATAGTTCTTTACATTTGTCTAAATTTAAGTAGAATAAATAGTAATTATGGCAAGTATTACTAATAACAAACAGACTTATGGCGAAGGTCATTGTGTAGTTTTTAAAACGAAACTATCACAAACACTACTGAACGAACTTCGTCTTCTAAAAATAGTTCCAGGAACAGATAAGTTTGAGATAACTCTCAAAAATTATAAAGCTGATAAAGAATTAGAATTATCTGGTGGTGGTAGAGATACCATTTCGTTTTTAGATAGTAAGAAAAAAGTCTTACTCGTAAAAGGAAAAGCTAATAGCATCAATGCTCTATTTAATCATTATTCAGCTAATGCTAAATCAAATACAAATTTACTTACAGAAATAAAAGAACTATTTTCTATGGAAGTTCTTCGTGCCTATACTAATACTAGAGTGACATTAAAAGAAGATGATGTTATTAAATTAGTACAAGCACAACAAAAAGAAACCAAAAATAATTTAGACGAAGTATTTTATACTTCAGCCATAAAACAACTACAAGTATTTAAAACTCTAGAACTAAAAGGTCAGTTTGACTTTGAACGACAAGGTGGTATTAGAACGAAAGAGTTATATAAACATGCTAGAGCAATAACAGGTAAAGCTAATGACAACTGGAACCCTGCCGATGTTTGGATTATTAATAGAAAATGTGATATGAGTTATCTTTTAGATACTAGAAGTCCTGCAGAATTAAATGAACAGTTGGCAATAAAAGTTAAGAGCAAAGAAATTATTCCTATATCACTAAAACAAGTAGAAGGTCCAAAAGCAAAACTATCAGTTGTAGATCCAGGACAGATGTTTAAACAAAAATTGGATATAGATTTTAACTTTTCTCAGATGGATTTATCAGATACATTTGCAAACTTTATATTATCTACAAGATCTGGCTTTCAAGTTCGTGGTGGGTTTAAGGCATCGGCATCAACATTAAATGTATCACTAGAGGGTAGATATAAAAGTGCTGGTTCTCAGATAGGTGGTATTGACGCAAAGGCATACACATTAAAAATAAAAGATAAATTTGCTTACAGTTTAAGATCTACTTCAGTCTCACCAGCACAGATGAAAATTGCTCTCGCTGAGATGAAAGAAATGTTTGGTGAATATGGAAGACTTTCTAATACCATTCAATCTTTCGCTGAGATAGAAAAGATATTAAAAGATAAGAAAACAACACAATTACAAAAAGATAGATTCGTAAATATAACATCATATATGTACTCGATGTTAATATTACCCAAGAATAAATTTAAAGACCACATGCAATTCTGCTATTTGACTGCTAAAAAGCTATCTGACGAGTCCTCTATATATTATTTGATAAATTAAGTTATAAGTCCTTGTTTTTATATAATAAAAAAGTATAAAAAAAGTGAAATAATC